CAGATACATCTCGACACGCCCGATGACCTGGACCGGCTTACCCCGGCTCAAATAGAGGCAATCCGCTGGGGGGCGTGGGCGGCGCATACATCAGACACCCTTGCGGGTGGGACAATGGCGCAGCAGATGGAAATCTTTCGACAGCGAAGCCTAGCTTGAATGATTCCGCTCCTTCCTGCGCAATGGATTTCATCCTATCAAATATGGATTCCATCTTTCCCCGCGCCTGTTCTGCTGCAGCAGTTACGTTATCCGTTGCAGTGGACGCATTATCAGGTCCGGCAGCAGCGTTCGTGCTGTCCCCGGCAGAGGCCAGTTTCTGTGCCAGTTCCCCTGCTGCCTCCTTATTCTTTTCTATGGACAAATAGGTATCTAGCAGTTTCCCATCGATTTTATCAATTTGCGCAACCACACTTTGGTACTCTGCATTAAGCTGATTGACCTTTTCAATAGCCTCGGTCTGTTTTTTATCAGCTCCAGCAATTCCCGATATCCAGTCTTTCCTATATTTTTCGACTTCCAGTTGCGCATCTTTGATCTCTTGCCTGAGCTGGTTCGCCTGATCTATGAGTGGGCTCTTCTTTGCTTCTTGTTTAGTGGCCGAACTCTCGAGATCTTCAATATCTTTTTTGAGCTTCGCAAGCTTTTTTTCCGCTTTATCGACTGATAGATTTACTTCTATCAGGACTGCTCCATCTGTGTCAGCCGCCATGTGAAGCACCCCCAGTTCTTAATTTTGTTGACATTGTGCGCACGATGTGCTATGCTCAGAGTCAAGGAGTTGATTGCATGGCAAACATTAATGTGCGTGTTGACGATAGCTTGAAGCGGGAAGCCGAAGCTTTGTTTGACGAACTTGGTCTGAATATGACAACGGCAACGACCATATTCCTAAAACAATGCGTTCGATGCAGAGGCATCCCCTTTGAGGTAACCTCTGACCCGTTCTATTCTGCATCTAATCTGAAGCATCTGGAGACAGCTGCGAAACAAATGGATGCTTCCGGCGGGACTGCCCACAATCTAATTGAGGTGCCAGATGATTAAGATATGGGGCGATGAGGCCTGGGAAGACTATCTATACTGGCAGCAGCAGGACAGGAAAACTTTGAAGAGAATCAATTCCCTTGTCAAGGACATTGACCGCAACGGATATGCCGGGATCGGGAAACCCGAGCCGCTCAAAGGCAACCTCGCCGGATGGTGGAGCCGCAGGATAGACGAAACAAACAGGCTTGTCTATCGCATCCGGAACGGAAGCATAGAAATCATTCAATGCCGCTCCCATTATGGGGAGTGACTCGCCGCCCCGCTGGGGCGGCTTTCATATTCCTGCATATGCTTTCAAAGCATCCTCTTCCGCCTCTGTATACTTTGTCTTAAAATCTACCAGGGCGCGGTTCCTCCGATACCATTCCCGGTCAGCCTTGTCCAGGCTCTTGCCGCGGGCCAGGCGGTCCCGGATGCGGACGATCTGGGAAAAGGTGCAGTCGTCGCCGATTTCGTAATATGCCCCCAAAAAAGTATACCAGTGCATGTACTCCACCGCCCGTATCTCCTGCCCGCAGACGCGGTTGACGGGGGCCACAATGTACTGGAAATCCTGCTCCCAGTCCATCAGCTTCGGCGCATGCTTGTCCCCCGCGTCCTCGCTGCCGCAGTTGATGAACCACATGCATTTGTCCAGGGCCTCCTGGTAATGCTCTGTGGGCATGTCCTCAAAGGAGGGATAGAAGATATCCAGAGCGGCAAGAGCCTTGTCATCGTTGGTTAGCTCTGGGTCATTCAACGCAATGCAGATATCAAGGATTGCCCGGTAATCTGACCTTATTTCGTACTCTTGGCCCTGGATATCTACGGAAGTTGGAATATCGTAGATCATTTGTGATACCGTGATGTGTACTTCTGTATGCGCGGGTTCGTCATTTTGGACTCTCTGGCAAAGCTGGTGTCAATCTCGTCCATGAGCGCCAGCATCAGGTTGGCCCACACGGGCAGGCCGTCCGCCAGGGCATAAACGTTCATGCCGCCGAACAGGGCGCCGCAGACAGGAACACCGAGAGCTTCGTCAATCATCCCGCGCATTTCGGCGTCACGCTTCCGGGCGATCTCGAAGATTTCCTTCTTGTCCGACATCCTGTCGATCTCCGCCTTATAAGCCTCCTGCTTCTTGTCCAGTGCGTCAAATGTGTTGAAAAGCCGCTCCACAAAAGCGCTGTCGGTCGGGTTAAATGTGACCTCGCAGCTGTCGTTTAACCGATAGGAGACAAGGCCGGTATCAAAACGAATATCAGGCATTTATACGTTCACGCTCCTTCCGGCGCAAAGGTTACATTCCCACCCGTAACGGTCACGGAGCCAACTGTCCTAGTGCCGCCGTATGTCACATCAATGGGCATTCCGATGTTGCCGCCGCCCTCGCCGCCCAGTCCAGTGGGCTTAACCATGCAGGATTCGTACCGTTCCGCGAAGTTTGCGTAATGGTGGACGATCAGCATGTCCTGGTTGGTCAGCGCCTGGGCGTTCTGCTGCACCACGGCAAGGTTCCAAATCTTCTTCTGTGCTTCATCGCCGCCGTCCAGCTCCCAAGGGTCGAAGGACTGTGTGATCACAGGCTTCTTCATGGTGGTCCAGTTGCTTCCGAGAATATCCTGGCTGGTTTCCTCGCCCCAGTCGTATTCGGCGGAGCTGTCGGTGACGCGTTTCCCGATGGGCGACCAGACCGGCGTATCATGGTCCCCGGTGTTCAGATAGGCGATTAACAACTCTCGGGCTATGGTTTGGCCCGGGGTTGTGTTGAAAGCGTAGTCTGCCATTTATACATTCACCTCGTATTGCATTTGCATAAGTATCTGGTGGTCTTCGTCGCCGTTTTCGTACATAGCAAAAACGGCGGAACGGGTGGTTGCCTCGAGCTTCGTGACGCGCATATTTTCCCCGATGTCTGGGCGCTGCGTCCTAGCCCAGTCGCCGAAGCGGTCAAGCAGCTCATCGGCCTCCAGGCGTGCATCCGGGTTGTTCCCGGGCTTAATGCGGTAGATAATCTTGAATTGCAGCTCAGCCTTGTACCCGCCCAGGATGTACCGCTGTAGGATGTACGTGCTCTGGATGGTGGAGAAGGCCATGCACGGCGCGTCTGCGACCAGATGTTCATAGTTGACGGCCAATAGACCCGCGAGATCGTCTGGCAGGTCGGGAAATGTATTTGCCCATGCAACCATGTTGCGGGTCACCTGGTCCTCTTCTTCCCGTGCGACAAGGGAAACAGGCTTTTTGTTAGATTCCATCCTTCACTTCCTTGTCTGCAACCTTCACCCATTTATCAAGGTTTTGAGCCTTTGAAGCTTCAAACCAATGAGATTGAGCCTTGCTGTGATGGGCCTTAGTGAACACAAGGTTCCTATCGGTCTCGATCTTCTTCACCCCATAGCGGCTTTTCCATCCGTCTTCTGTCATGAACCCTGCCGCATGCGTAACAGGGTCAACCCATACCTTTCCTTGATACAGGAAGTGCGCATATGGACCGGGATAGATGATGTAATTTCCTTCAACTCGGGTCCGAGTATCCAAAGATCCCGTTAAAAATGGGACAAATGGAGATGTGTCCTTTTCCGCTCGAACGGCCACAGCATGTTCCGCCTTTGAGGACGCCTGCGCCAGCTTCTGGCTGAGCGCGTCAAACCCGCTGGTTTTGACCGTAAATTTTAGGGTTGCCATTATGCTCCACCAACTTCCCAGTGCGCCATAGAGCCGCCGTAGTCCTTCGTGTCGATTTTAGTTATGTTGTAAACATCGTCATAGGCCATTTCAAGGGACTGTATTGTCTTGTCGGCTTCGTCTGGCACGATCACGCGCCCTTTCACAAAGCAATCATCCAGGCCAGTTCTCAGCGTCCAAGCCCCTGTCTTATCATCCATGCGCCAGAACGCGACAGGCTCGACATACTCCTTTGGCTCTCCGGTCAGTCCGTCCTCTGCCTTAACGGAAAACGGGATGTACAAGATTACCGCGTCTGCCCCTTCCAGTCCGCTTGTGCGAACGTTTTCACCCTTTGAAGCGGACAAAAACACGCCATTGAGAACGGTTATGTAGACGTTTGTGACGGTTTTGATTGTGTCAGGGTCTACTTCCTTAACAATGTTGTAAACCGTCACGGTGTGTGGGAACATGCTCATAGCGTTCCGCCTCCTGTCATGCCCTCACGGCGGCACCTTCCTATCCCGCGATACAGCAACCCGGTCATTCCTAGGTACCGTTGTGCGATTGCGTAAAGCTCAGATTGTGCCGCCGCTGCCGCATTTGCCGCAGACTGTGCGCTGTCACCGCCGCTCAGGTAGCTTTTTGACCAATCCCCGACGCTCTGACTGGACAACTCTCCCTCAGGGGACGAAAGGGCATTTCCAAGGCTTTTCTGCGCTAGTGCCTGCGTCATTTCGATTACCTGATATTGCTCTGCCAGAATGCAGCAGGCCATTTTGACGGCTTCCAGTTGGGAGCGGGCCTGCGCCCGGCCCTGCGTGATATAGTCTATATACTGACTTCCACGCAAGGCCAGGCGGGGGAAATCGGCCTCTTCTATGGACGCGCCGAAATATTCATTTTTGTAAAAATCGTAATCAGCGTAAGCCATCAAACGGCCTCCCTTATTGTCTTCAGGGTATCAGCCTTCAAGATTGCGCTGCTGACGCCGCCGATGCCGTTCTCTTTCGCTTGGACTTTGCCGTCCCTTCAAGAGCAGAATCAGCCGGCGCAGGCTCACTCAGCAGCGCTTTTACCCCCCCGCGCTTGCGGGTGCGTACACCGCAAACGGGGCCCGCTTGGATTCATCGGGTTGGAATGCGTTGATCGGGTTGGGAATTTCCCAACCAAGCCGCATGACGGCACGGAGGGCAACCATATCGTTCTGCATCAGGTTGTAAACGATTTCTTTCGTGGAGGGGTCCTGCACCACGCCCTGATCAAAAATCTTGAACGTGATATCCTGCCGAACGGCATATACCAGCTGGGAGAAATCCCCCACAATCATCAGCGCTTTATCATACTCAAACGCACCATTCATGGGGAAATCTATTGGGAAACCATCCAAAGAGTACCTGGTAGCACCCTGCATATCACTCTTAAAGATGGGCTGTCCAGTTTTATCAACAAGACCCCTCAGCTTTGCCTTCATCTTGACAGCAGCCATAGCACCAGTAGCCAGGAAGCCGCTCTCTTCTACCTTTGCAATCACACCATCCTCCCCCATGATATCGGTGAAAGTGTCTCCGGTAGCGGTAACGACGTTTCCTATATCCTGCGCCGTTTCATAGAGAGACTTTCGGAAAGAGGACGGCTTATCCGTTCCGAAAAGGATGGTCCCATCGATCTTTTTTCCGAAGGCCTGTTCAAGCAGTGGACGGCTCTCGCCCCAAATGTCATAGTCCGAATCATCCAAAACCGATTCTGGGATGGGGATAATGACAGCAACTTCCTCTGCAACGATTTTTTTCCTGTCCCAGGCTATGTTGGTCGTGTTCTTAAAGCCAGAATCTCCGTTAACCCAGTAGGCAACCGGCAGTGCATCCAAGACATTCATAGACTGGGTCTTACTTGTCATGTTGGGAAGCCGTCGCCCCATACGCAACACAGCGGATTGCTGGATAGCCCCCTGGATGATGCCGCGAGTAATCGGTTCAGGAATCAGGCCGGAAAGGTTTTCTCTTGTGATCATGTCGGGCATATTATGTTCCTCACTTTCTTGCGCCTCTGATGAGGCTATTCATAGTTTCGTTTTCACTTTTCGCGGATTGGCCAGTTCCAAGCGGTGCACCCATGTCCACCCGAACAGTTCCAACTGGCGGGTTGTCCTTCATGTACTGCTCCGCGGCCTTTTCGAAATCGGTGTCATCTGTAACAAGCTTCCCGATTTTGAAAGCGTAATAGTCCACATCGTCAGCAGCCACCCCCTTAGACAGGAGAAACTTTTCCCGACGGTACTGCTCCAGTTCCGCTTGTGCAGCGGTCAAGGCAGCGCGGCTTTCGTCCCGCTCCTTGGTCAACGCGTCCCACCGCTCCTTTTCGGTTTGCTGGCTCTCCTTCCATGTCCGAAATTCTGCTAATTCATCTTTCCCGGGCATGCCCTTCATTGCCGCTGCAAGGCGGCGTCCAAACATGGAATCTACCTCCGCCTGGGTGAAGGTTTTCTCAGGCGTGGTCTCCGGCGCATGTGCCGGGGGGTCGTGCTGTTAGGTTCACTCATTTCGTTTCCCTCCATTTATTGGCCCGTCGGCCCTGGTTTTACGCCTCGCGGCGGTGTTGTATAAAATCCGCCGTTGCGGTTTTTACCGTAAGAATCTGCTGTTCACGCAGTACTGGTACGCCTCGATCTGCCCCTCCAAATACTTGACTTTTGCGCAAAGTTCACTGATAGCACCTTTACCGTTTTCGCTGTCTATCTTGGCTTTTTCTGCCGTTCTATCCGATTCTTCAAGCCTTGCTTTTAGGTATTTGTTTTCATCTTTTAAGTACCGGTTTTCCTCTTCTACGGTCATGTGGTTTTCATCCTTCCTAGTAAAATAAAAAGCGTGGCCACTCACTCCGTTTCTGGAATGAATGTCCACGCTCGGTACTTTTCCGCGCTTTGTGGAAATATTTTATTTTATGCAGCCAGCTGCCGCCGGGTGTTGTTCTTCTGAATAAACTCTTTGACCTGATTGTACTCCCAGCCGCAGTCCACAAGTCCGCTTACCAAACATTCCATAGACTGCACCGCCCGTAGTTCCTCCTGACTGAAGCAATCGCGCAGGCTGTCTTTTTTGCTGATTCCGTAATGTTCCCGAAGCTGGACAGCATTCATGCCAAACAGCTCCTTATAAATGCAGTTGGTATAGGTTGAATAGGCATGCCCGTGCATCCGATCATTCTCGGTGGATTGCTGGAGCGCTTTGGTGAGGGCTTGCCGCACGGCAATACCCTTTTCGCGCTCAATCAGCTTACCTCGCAACGCGGTTTCCATGGCGTTAAACTGCTTGATGTAGGACTCCTTGAACTTCATCGCCGGTTCACCGGTGTAACCCATCACCAATAACGTAAATCCATCTCGCGTCATTCGCATCATAGGCTGTTCTTTGCCTTGTGCGTTGATGTATGAGGACTGTCCAAAATTGGACAGTCGAAATTCCTCGCTGCATCCAAGCTCCCGGATGTCACGCAATACATGGCGATGGTCCTTGCCAAATGTCTCCGCAACATCCAGGCTTGTACATGTAGCTCGTTCCTCATGGCCCAGCTTTACAATTTCCACAAGCATTTTTATCAATCCTTTCTGTTGATTCTTGTGTTTTTGTTGGCCTTGATGGTTTTTTCATCCATCAAATACCACCACACCGCCCAGGAACTTCACGTCCTCCAGATTTACACCAGTAAAAGAGTGGGTGACTTGCTTTTCGTTTCCGTAGATTTCGAGGTTATAAACAGAATATCCCTGACCTGAGATAGATTCTATTCTTTTGCATTCTACAAGCTCTTTCAACTCCCCGATGAATCCGTTGTAGGATACTTTCATGGCGGGGTCCTCCTTCTTTGCATAGTTACAATTTACATCACATTTCAACTGCATAAGGAAGTATTTATCTAAACATTCGCCGCAACACGGTCGGTTCCCAATGAAACTAGAATATGACTTGTTTTTCTTGCAAAAATCGCAAATCATGTATACAGTACCCCCTCCCCCAAAAAATCATCGATGCTCCATTATAATGCCCCCGCCTCCTGCCATGCCTGATATATTTTCGGCCCCTGCAGGGCAAACCAGTCCACCATTTCCTCGTTCCTTGCCCAGGCGCCATCCACAGTATTGCTGTTGCACGCCAATCCACTCTCATTAAAAAATGCGTGGACGATCTCGTGCCGCAGCGTTTTCTTTTGTTCTACTCTTACAACTTCTGCGGGTTCGTTCTCCCAGCCTTTGTAGGTGGACATATCGCACACAACGATCTGCTGTTTGGCCCCATAACAGTACCCGCAGCAATCATTGTGCTCAAAAGATTGGTCCTCATCGTACCTCTTGACGATGATGGTATACTCAGTTCCCAACACATTTACCTTCATTTGTACAGCACCCTCGTCCTTTCCCACTGCTCCGGCAGGCCCGCCGCCTTGCTGAATTCCTTGTATTTTTTGTTCAATCTTTTCAGACGTATATTTGCCGCTTGTTCCTTCTCTGTCAGCCCCGCAGCTTTATATGCGGCCTTCAACCGCTTACAATGGAGAATGGCCCGCTCAACTTCCCGCTGTTTCTGTGTGGAACCATAGGCCGTGTACTTTTTCCCTTCAAACTCGCACCCGAGGCCATCATCTATATTGGCAAGTTCTTTATCGGTGTATGTGCGTTCCATGATACCCTCAACAAAGGGCCAGCGGCGATGGCGGCAGTTAGCCCCTTCCAGACCGTCCACGAATCCGAAGCCAGTCTTATCTACCAAATCCGGATATTTCCCAAGCGGGTCAGGTTCCCCGTACTCGCTGAGATAATAAACTTTCCCCTGCCAATCCTTGTGTGAAGACCAAGGGGACGGCCCCGGCTTATCCCGTGCGCCGCTGTGGGCGGAAACCTCAAAATGCCGCGTGCCCAGGTATTCCGCTGACTGTGCTGTATACTTATCGCACAGTTGCGAAACTCCCGTCATAATTGCCCTTCGGGCCGCAACGTCGATGCGATCTTTGTGCCCGCTCTCGTATCCGACCATGTTTTTGATCGGGTTCCCGTCCTTGTCGTAGACCACGCAAAGCCCACTGTCTGCAAGCTGCTTCACCGCGCTGGCAATGGCTTGGTTGTAGCTGATTGCCCCGGATTGAATCTGCATTACCGCATTATCCAACGCCCATTGATACGTCTTGGCTGGTGGCAGCATAGTGCGGCCCTTGTCCACCAGGAAGCCCATAGATTGGGTTATGTTCTGAAGCGTCTGTTTCGTTTGTTCATAGATTGCCCAGGTATCTTCAATGTCAACAAGATGCTCCGGGGCTGTGACCTGCGCCAAGTCAATCAGCTCCGTGTAATACTTCTGGTTCCGCACTACAACATCGTCAAAGAGTTCGTCCAGCTTCTTTTGGCTGATATTCGCTGTCTTGGCAATGGCTTTTTTAATTTCCTCCAGGTCAATCCCATGTGATCTGAGGGCGCGGATATCTTGAACCGTCACCTCGTTCAGCTGGCCGGATATCTTTAGGCGGGAGCAAATCTCTTGCAGTAAGGTCTCTTCCAGGCTGCGGAACAGCTCCACAAGTTCTTCCGGAAGAGCATCCAAGATATCAGGTTGAAACGGATACTTCATTTGCGTCTTCGATTTCAACCTCGGAAGAACATTCGATATCAGTATCGGACTGTTGATTCAAGATCTTGGAGATAAACTTATCTGCCTCGGCACAGTCTGTTTCACAGTCGGAAGAATACTTAACGTCAACGGATATCTTCCAATCTCCAACTTTTTGATATGCACTTGCTTTCATCATTCTACCCTCCTGTTATCCATCTGTGACCATATTCTCCATCTTCGGCAAAGCTGCCCGCGCAGTTTCAATGTCCTCGTTCATGAGAATCGACCTCGCTTCCGCCGCAGTCATAAGGCCGGAATTTAAGAGCTGAATGGTACGCGCAAATTTTTCTTCTTTCGATTCTATAATGCTGTCATCAAAGTCGATGGAGATCTCTACCTCCTCGTTTAGTCCAGCATTCATGTAAGTATTACCCAATCGAAGAATGATCCGGCATAACTCTTTCAATACGGATTCCAGAATAATCTCATGCTTCTTAATTGCGCGGAACATGGAGGAATTCTCGCTAATTACTTGCGTTGCCGTGGCGATACTGCCGCTGTCGAACTTGTAATGGTTTTCCCCAAACCCACACTTGCTGGACAGGGCGTTGAGCATATCCTGTATTCCTGTGTTGTGTTCCGTTGTCCGCAACGTCATGTCTATAGGGGTGATTACACTGCCATCTCCAACGTCCTCCGGCAGGACATAGAACACAAGTTCGTTTATGTCAAACAGAGGATTACCATCCAAATCTTCGGTGGCCCCAGGCTTTACCATGACACGTTTCTTGCCGAGTACGAACTCATTCACATAACTGTCATAGGCTACATCCACGCCCTTGAGCTGGTCTATCGCGTTCGCAAAGGCTGGAATCCCCATCGGCAGCGAATTATCCACATTATTCGCGATATTAAGGCGGTCAAGCAAAAATTGAGGCTTTGGAGAGTTAGTATGCACCACGGCGGGGATATTCTCGAAACCCTTGACAGAATTTAAAGAGACTTCCGTCATTTGCCCATTCGTATTGCGATAGATGGAGTTTTCGATTACATAATTTCCATCGTCGCCGATCCTATGGATTTGCAAATATATGTACTTTTCTCCGCCAACTGTCGTACTACTGGAAAATGCGCATTCCCTCGCTCCACAGTTATCCCATGTAAGCGGGAATATATTGGGGGCTGTCACGTAGTCTAGCCTAATAGAGGCCTTGGACCCGTCCACCAGTTCTCCAGTGTCTTCCCTGACTTGTGCGCCATCCACACGAGCCACATATGCCGCCGTTCCAAGCCCCGCTTTCATCTCCTGCATTTCGTTCGCCTTGACTTCAAAGTTGTTAGTGCGGCATACATCGTCAAAAAATTTCTGCTCCTTCTCGCCTTCCAGCGTGATACTTACCTTCTCATTCAGAAGCAGGTTGGCCCAATCCTCTGCCACCTTCTTTGCCATGCCCATCGTATATCCCTCGTTCTCCTTCCAATCATTCATATTGGCAAGCCATCCTACCCGTCCTTCTTCATCCGCTCCGACACTTCTGTGCCCGCAAACACCAGCGTGAACCCCACCAGCAGCCGCACCAGAAGCTCCTTTTCGTCCGTCTGGCCCTCCATCACGAAAGCCCAGACGGCCTGATAGATGGCTAAGAATCCCGCCGTCATGCCGCCCACGTAAATCACAAACCTAGCAAGCGTGCGCAAGAGTAAGCACCTCCCTCACCGCCAGCACCGTCAAAAGCACTTCCCGCGCCGCCAGCATAGCCTTGTGGAGACTGTCGTACTCCCGGCCCATGTAGTACCAAACGCCGTGAATGCATTTCATGATTTGTCCTCCCTCACCCCAAACGCCTGTTTCAACTTTCTCAAATCTTCGACTGTCAGGCACTTGGAGTATTCAAACAGCTCATGTATTTTGATCAGCCACGGCAGGCAACGGTCCACACCGTCCATATCCCGATAGGTCTCTCGTTCAAAGTCGGTCACTTGTCCCCACCTCCTGGCAGCAACCCATACACTACCCTATACAGCTTGTCCGCGTTCTCCAGCGTGCGGTTCTTGGCGTAGGCATTTGCGGCGCACTCCACATCCTGGAAAAACCGTGCGCTGCGTATAGCCATGTCCTCTTTTGCACCCAGCTTACGGCACAGGATGTCCCGCTGGTATCTGAGCTTTCCCTTTTCCCTCGACCCAGTTTCCCGGTCAATAACGCCGCCTCTCTTCTGGGCGTATAGGCTTCTGAGGGCCAGAAATGTGAGTTGATCGAGCAGTTCCAGGCCGTCCGGCATCTCGCCGCCCAACATGGCCTCGCGCTCGTATGGGTAGGTAAAGTCAGCCACGCGCCCCGCCTCCCGGTAAGCTCAAATACCATTCCAGCACCTTCACGGCGGATTCCCAGCCGTGACAGATCTCGGCGAAATGCCCTTGCTGAGAGAGATGTTCGATCCACCAGTTTTGTTCCGGCGTGGCACGCCCTTTTCCGGTTTTCATCTCGATGTACAGCCCGTGGTAACGCCCCCTTGCCACGGGCAGGCATAGGTCTGGAACGCCCTTCTTGACGCCCATGTTTTTGTCCACGGCGACCCTGGCTGCTCCCTCTTGGGTTTCGTTTTTGATGTGGTACAGCAGGCTCAGCTCCGGCCACTTCTCCCGAACGGACGGCTGCCTGGACCATTTTAGGACGTAGGATTGGTGCCGCGCTTCACTTAGTGCCATTCTCCATCACCTCCACGAAAGACACATTGCGCTTGGTTCCATCTTTTTTCTCAGTCCCTTGTCGAACGACATACCCGTTTCTGGCCAAGGCAAGGATCACCGCGTCCCGATCCTCCGTTTTTGAAATATACAGCTTCACGCCCTTTTCCTCCCCCAATTTGCGGACAGGCGGTTAATAATCTGGCTGGCCTGGCCCTTTGTCAGGCCCTCGTCCTCAAAACCCTTACACTGCCGGCGGATGATAGCCAGCTGCTTCTCCGTTGCCGGGGATTTTCCCCAGCGTTTCACGGCGTTCAAATCCCACAGCGTCCGCTGGTCCCCATACTCGTTCCGCAGGCCCGTGTAGGCCAGGTCGAGCGCTTCCTGCATGGTCACGGAAGCATTTTTGAAGTTGACCTTTCCCAGGGCGTCCGGGCAGGGAATCGTGATTTTATGG